GGTGTTCCAGAAGCGTTTGCGGATGTTCCTACACGATGCGACTCAATCAACTGAATTAGTGGTGATCCGCTTGAGGAATAAGTTTTCAACACGAAAATCTCACCATCGACATCGACTTTGCGACAAGCGATTTGCTGACATTCCCAGAAGTTGTACCTGCCAGAAATCTCGCAAGGTTTGTTCGCCCAATTCAAAAAGTATTCATAGGCAATCTTGTCCCATTCGTGGTCACCCGATGCTGGCTGGTGACGGATTCCGTCTGCAATCGAATAAAGAACGTTATCGCTGATGAGTTGACGGATCAAACCAGAGTTCACCGACAACCAACGCATCTTGCGTGTTAATTCCTGACGATCGAACGTGGTCATCGTTCGCTTTGCGTCTGCTGGCCACGGAGTATTTATCCACGAACGCTTGTTGGAATACTTCGCACCTTCAAACTGCGAGAAGATACCAGAACCGCCACCACCAACATCCGAGCGTGCCTTCAAGCCCTTTCGCTTTGCGAACGCTTTGACATCATTGACGGCCTGACGAACGGCCTTTTTCAGATTTGGTTTTTTTGGCATAAATTAAAGTCCACGGAAATTCCAAAGTCCGTTATAAACACGAACACGGTCAATAGAACCATAAATCTCAGGTGCTTTAAGTTGCAGGGCATAGCGACATTCTATCAAGGTCGTGCGTACATCAAGGGGAAACACTTTGTTAACGGATGTCCCGGAGTCGGAATATGACATCATCGTTTTTCCTTCCAGCAATAATGATGCCGCCTTGTCTGCAATCGCTTCAATGCGTTGCTGGGAAAGAATGAGGAAACATCCTGTTGCTTGTGCCATAACGCTACGCAGGAGTCAAAAACACATAGGCAGGACGCAACACCCTTGCGGATGAAGCGTTGCCATCTCCCACAACCCATAGCCCGAATTAAAAAGAGACGCAAATCAAGTGTGACCAAGTGAGTCATCGTGTCAAGAGTCTGTCGGAGTTTCTTCCTCCGTTGCTAGTGGTTCTGGTTCGTTCGTCAAATGTTCGACCCTTCCGGTCAATTTCCAAGCAAGTGCAGGAAGCGTCAAAATGACCTCGCAGTCAAAGAAGTGATTCGCACGATCCGCAATCTGTTCCCAGAGTGGTTTGCCACCAGCAGAAATCACCCTTCGTTCCGCAGTCATCTGGGCAACGTATTCGGCAGGGGAATCATCTGCTTTGGTGTTTCGACCCTTACGAATCAAAAGCGACAGGGTATCTTTCAATCGCAAGTTTGAGAAGTAGAAACGCTTTGTCCGTTTGCTCCCAACCGATTCAATCACCGGAGACGAGTAAGGCCGCAATTCCGTTTTCATTCCCATCGGGGTGCGTATCTTCCACGGAAATTCGTTTCGCTGATCACCACGAGTCGCACACCAACCATTTGTGGCACAGGCCATCAACACGACATCAACTTCATTTCCAGAATCCACAAAGACATTCGCTGGGTGAATCCCTGCCTTCTTGTGAATGTCCACCAATTCATTCCACGAAAAACAGAAACCGCAACTATGCATCCGTGAACGACCATCGCCAGAGAACATTCTGATGACCCAATAGAAAGAATTTTTTTGCACGTCCACACCCATAAAACGCAACGGAACATAGTCTGGTGCATTCCGCATTTCTTCCGTGAGTAAATTAAACGGAGTCGGTCTGCCTTTCACAAAACCACCTTCCTCATTCCACGCTTCACCCATTTTATAATTTCCAATGTGTGCTTCAATCTTCACTTCATCCGCTTGTTCCCGGTAAGTCTGGGCAAGTCGCTTCTGAATAAACTCCCTGCGTGACGTGTCAGAACCATCCTCAAAATTTCTCTTGGCCTCGATACACTCCACGGCCAAATCCCCCCACGTCAGTCCCCATTGCATTGCAAGTGCGTTCCAATGATAACCCCTGCGAGACTTGGGTGCGTTTTTATTCGTGACAACATAAGCACCTGTTGCGTTCAATTCTGTGCGGACACGATTTGAGTCTTTGAAACTATGCTTGCAACATTTGCATTGATAGGTTGTTCCGTTTCGCACGGCATCCAAATCCCAATCTCCGTTTGGCCGCTTTGCTTCTTGTGGGTATTTAATCTGCTCCCATTCGTAAGGTTGCCGTGTCTTGCATTCAGGACATTCAAACGTCCACACACGCTGATCTGTAGTTTTCCACCACGATGACCAATCGTCACCTTCAACACCACCTTGGGAAACAAGCACGACTTTGGATTGCCAACGGAACGCAGTCGTTCGTGCCAACGCTTCTTTCAGCGAACCGACACCCCATTGCCAGACTTCATCTCCAAGAATGTAGCGGATGGAGCGTCTTTGCAAATTGCGTTCGTTGTTTGCACCAAGCACCCAGCAAGTGTTTCCACGGAATTGAATCGCACCTTTTTTTGGAACACCTTCTGGCGGTAAAAGATTTTTAACAATCGCAACACTCTGCCAAAGAATTGAAAGTCGAGTTGCCAACCAATCGTCTGCGTTTCGGTCAATGTCGTTCAACAGAAGCGTAGGGCCGGGAGCAAGTGCTGGGATGATAAGCGATGCACCCTCAATCAACCACGACTTCCCTGACTGCACATTTGCCAACGCTCCAATCTCTTGAACTTCTGGGTCGGTCAACGCTCGCAAGGGTTCTGCCAACCACGGTGAGTTGCTTATCTTGAACGAACCAGATTGTGGCGAATAGGGGATTGTTCGGACGTTCCATTCCAAAAAATCCACCGGGTCACGGTGCGGATCAGGGGCAAGGACATCACGCAACTTCTGGGTGAAGTCATCCGACATCTTCTTCACTTCCTCCAAAGTCAGACAAGTCAGGTGGCTGGGCAGACGCTGGCGAACCAATCACATCTTCATCAGCGACACTTGCCGAGCGTGACCATTTAGCCAAAAGTTTGTTCACACGTTCGTCCACCGATTTCAATGCCGTTGCTGGATTCTCCGGGTTGGCAGTTGTAGCCACATCCATTCCAAGCGACAACAAATCCGCTTTCACTTCTGACAAAACTTTCTGAAACTTTTCGAGTGCGTGGGAAGTTTTAATCAACTCCTTTGCTTCCAATCTTCTTGCAAGTGCTTCACGTTCCACGGCCACCAGAGTTTTCAAAATGTTCTGGTATGTGATGTAGAGTTTGTTCTCCTGCGGATCGCTGGAGTCTCTCGCAATCATATAGCGTTGCCGTGCCGCTTCCTTCAACTCCCGGTGACGCTCCACCGTTTGTTCAAAATCGTCATCAGGATTGATGCGTGATGAATCAACTTGAATAGCGGTTCGCTGGGCAACACCACCACGCTGGCCACGCAACAATCGTGCGTTTCGCCAAGTCTCTGCCGACTCAATAGATTCAAGGGGCATTCCTTCTTTGATGAGTGCGGATGCACGACTGACAGAAAAACCAAAATGTTCTGCAATTTGTTTCTGCGTCAACGACATAGACTATTTTCGTTTTCCTTTTTTTGATTTCGGTTTAGAAACTTTTGTCCCTTTTGAAAAAGTGAGTGTTTTTGCGTGATTTTTCCGAGGTCGCGACCACACCGCACTTTTTGCTTCATTTTGAAAAGATTCCTTATGGGGTATGCGTGTATCCATTTTTTCCTTACGCAATAACGATGCGATGAACATCGTGTTGCACGCACCGGATGGTCGCATAAAGTGTGACGGATCTAAACCCAAACGTCTCAACAACTTTCGACAACGCAACGACACGGCCGCCTTGCTAATGTTGTGACGCTTCGCAAGCACGGTCATCATCGGTGGCTTACCCTCCCCCACCACAATGCGGATGATGTCAGCGTGCAGTCTCATCTCGACATCAGTCGAACCATCCAACGCTTCCAACAAGAAGTGAAGTGTCGCACGCAACCTGATGCTTGCCAACTCAAGGTGCTTCAATCGTGAGTCAGCACTAGCAACATCAAACGACTCACGCTCCATCACATCATCAACCGTTGACCGGACGTGGCCACCAATGAACGAACCAGCACGACCTTCCTCCTGATTGAAAGACTTCTCCTCGTTCGATTGGAAATCAAAGTGACCATCGTTGACACGCTCCCGGCTTAACTCTGCCGACATCGGTTCATCTGCACGGAACGCACCCGACTCAATCAACGAACGCTTTTCTTCTGGTCGGAGTGATCTCCACCAACGCTTGTATTCTCTCGAAAGGTCAGATGCCGAATCAGTCACACCAACAACCTACCATCACTTGTTCACACCATCAACACTTG